CCTAAAGATAATAAATTGATGGAATTAATTTATTAACATCAATATAAAATGAAATTTCTCTCCCGAATCAAAAGCAAGATTCAATTTTGGTGGAACCAAATGGATTGGATGAGCATGCAGGGCGGTTCCATGTAATCACTTCTGCGCATCTGTCACGTGCTTCGCGTAGGATAGACCAGCCTGTTGCACGGAGTGTCCCATGACACCAGCCAAAGCCTGCTTCTTCTTCATCTCGTTCTCATCAACATCGTAAAGGTCGCTCACCACAGCCCGCCTCACCTGCGTTGTGCTCACATTCTTCCCAGTGCCTTTGAAAATGGATTGGAACCATTTCGTGTAGGTTGTGCGGCTGATCGGCTTGGTTGAATCAGCCCTGTCACAAATAAACCACCCATGCTGACTCATTTCTTTAATGACAGGATAAAATCGGTGCAACTCGGCGCACACGCTGGGTGGCAGGTCAATGGTCTTGCTCCCGTATTCTTTGCGGGTCTTGTAGTCGTTCAAAATAATCTGTCCGGATTTTTTTGACTTAATGATGATGTAATTCGTCTTGTCATCCAAACTCTTTGGTGCAGCCGTCAGAATCTGAGCACCAGCCAAATCATTGCGGAGCGGCACTTCAATGTGGATACACAGCATCAGGTATTTGCACAGCGCTTGATATTCAGGATACGTGTCAATGGCATTGGACAGTTTGAGCTTGAGTGTGTCCAGCATCGCGCGCATCTCCTTCACGCCGACCCAGTTGGCCTCCACCTTCTCGGACATTTTGTTGGTAGAATAATCGGCCGTCACTTTGCCAGCCAGCTCACCCATCTTATCATCTAGAAACTCGCATATCTTGTCGGGCAGGTCATAGAGCGTGCAATACACCTTCAACACTGCATATCGGTTCTTCTTGGTGTGGATGGATGCGGATGCCTCCACATGCTCCAAAATTTTGGACCAATGCTTCTCAATCCAATCTCCCTTGTCAGGTCGGGGGCCCTCCAGCTTCAATGCCTTGTAAATCGCGTTGATGGTGGACTCGTAAGCAGCCAGCGTCTTTGCAGATAGTTCGGATTTCATTAAGCGTAGCGTGTTTATTATTGCTAAACATTATTTTATTTTTCCACTGACGGAATTCCACGGGAACCGAGGTACAGGCACGTCCCGTAAGCCCTCCTCATGGGGTTTGAGGGCACTACGTAGTGGACGCATGTCCCCCTTCTTTAAACACGATTTGTTGGTCAAACCCGATCCGTGCAAACTTGAGACGGTCATACCAAAGGAACATGAAGGAATGCGGCGTGTCCTCCATGTATTGCAGTGCCTCGTGGTAATTTTCAATCTTGCCTTTGAAGAGCGGCGAAAATTCCTCAAAAATGGAATCACTGACACCCCTGTCTTTTGATGGGAACAAAACAATGTTATTGGCATTGACGCGTAGCGGTTTGCTGATGGCCTTGAAGTGTTGAGTTAAAATGAAAAGATTGCACAAATGCGGTTCATGTCGGTGTTTGATTGCAAATTTGATGAACCATTTGCCCTCCACGGAGTTGGCACCACTAATCAGGTTGGCACCGAGGGAGTCATCAATCACCAATGTGCTGATGGGTGGGTGTGCGAAATTAAACGATTTAATCAAGGCTTTAACATCGGTTTCTGATTCCAGTAGTCCGGTTTCCTCTAAGATGTTCAGTTCTTCCTCGCTCACCGAGTTCTCATCTTTCAAATAATGTTCAAAGAGGTCAAAGACGTATTTTTGTTCTTTCCATTTTGCAATACGGTCGGCGATCTCATCCAAAATGGCCCCCAGTGATTTGCGTGTTAATTCATCCACGTATTGAACGTTGTCGGGGTATTTCTCAATTAGTGCCTGCACTTTGGAGTCGCACGTGGGTGAAACCCAATACAGCATGTTTGCACCGTGAGTCATGACATGTTTTTCAATATCTACAATGCGGAGCATGGCATTGGTTTTTCCGGAACCGCGTGACCCGCTAATAATGCTAAACCAAAAGGCGCTTTCGCCCGTCAAATTGTATTGTGGGAAGCTGTAGTTGGATTTAGAAGGAACTAGTTTATTTTTGAATTTTGAAATCCGTTTTAATTCAAGCATGTTAATTATTAATTATTATAATATTGAGATATAATAAATAAATCATGCCACCGAAGAAGCAGAAGAAATTGCGAAAACCACGAGCCAATAAGCGAAGCGGGAAGCCGCAGCCGCTCCCACGCTCGGTGCAGGCATTATTGCAGTATCTAGGCGGTTCAGATGTAAAACTAGGAAGTTCTAGACCGCAGCGTGCACAAGTGGCGCAACAACCGCAGCCGCAGCAGTTGCAGCAGCAGCAGCCACAGCAACTGCAGCAGCAGCAAATACAATATGCAGCAGCACCAAAAGCAGCACCGAAAGCAGCTGCCCGTCCAAGAGGTCGCCCCCCTAAAGGAACGGGGAATGTAATCGGGCAGTCGCCTCTGATAGCGCTCGCACCACCGCCGCAGCAGATTATCATGCAGCAACCAATAAGCGCAGCGGCACAACAACAGCAGGACACACTGCAGGCAGATGTAGCAGCAATCAAAGTGAAACAGGAAGCTGCGCTTTTGAAATCTGCAAAGGAGGCATCAACAAGGCAAACCCCAACAGAAACACTGGCATTTTTTCAACAAAAAGCAGAGTTTCCCATATTTATGGGGCAATTCCCTACAAGAAGCGAATACAGTGCAGCTGCAAAACAACCGTCATTAACTGGAACACTTTTTACAGCAATTGAGAGTCAACCGTCATTAGCAGGTTCAATAGCAACCAGTGCTGAACCAAACACCCCGAGCAAAACTGCACCCTCTAGACAACCCACGGGAAAAAGACAAAAACATATTACTCCGGACCGATTATCCGATTATCAGGTGCAAATCAACAAATCTGATGTTACCCATTTACTGACACCCAGCATCCCCTCCTCCCGTTGGAGCGAGTCATCTCGCATTTCAATGCACAGTGCACGTTATGAAGGCATGGCACATGTCAAGGCATCCTCTTCGCAAGCATCATCTGTGATTATCAGTGGCGGAGGAGGTTCAGCACGAGACATGCGTGCACCTGCGGCGTCCAGCGTAGGCGACCATTTAGCGCAGGAGTTCATCAAAAATGTGTCGTCTCCTGAACAACTGGCTACAAAGAAGTTGCGAGGACGGCAACCCAAAGCGGCAGCGGCAGCGGTACCGATGAAATTTGAAGGACAAACGGCCGAACAGGCTATATCAACCTTCCAAGCAGCAAAGCCAGCGCGCAAACCTCGTGCTAAAGCATCAGCAGCGGTGGTGTTGCCTCAGAATGTAGATCCAAGCACACAGGTGCAGATGCTGGCAGCAGGTGGCGCAGCCGCTGCAGCACCCAAGCAAAGGCGTGGCCGAAGCCTTACGGAATTGGCCAAAGGTGCTGGCGCAAAAAGCGAATAAACGCGATAAATAAATATATAGATGAATGTATATAGACTTTAGCAAATGTATTGCGAAAACAAAGAGGAACTCGCCGTGTTTGAAGTTCTCAAACAATCTTATCCGGGGAAGAATGATTACCTAATGGATTTGATGGCATGGGTGTTTGTGAATAGACCCGAGAGATTTAGCGAAATCATGCAAGCACATCGCGAAAGCGGCAATGATGAGCTAGTGGATTTAGAGAACTTGGATATGAAAGCCCTGCTGAGAATTGTGCCCAATGAATAAAAAAATAATATCGTCGTATTTCATAACAACAAACAATTACGATGAAAGGCATAGGAGCAATGACAGCAGCGGTTCCCGCGGGTGTTGGAAAGATGCAGGCTCAAAAGTTCGGCATTGGCAAAATGGAAGGTGCCGATGACAAAAAGGCGCGCATGAAGGCGCACGAATCTTTAGGCAAATTGATGATGCAAAAGAAATAGGATGTTTTCAAAATATTATTTTGTTTTACTAATGTATAACAAAACAACAATGGCTCAGCTTCCCGAATCCCTCAAATACGGATGTTCCCAATCTCAGGCGCGCGTCGTCCGTGCAACTGTCATGCCCACTGGTGGAAGTGGCGGGACAACTTCTGCCCAAACCTCCTTTAGGTTCAAATTGCCCGAGAAGTCCCTCATTGATTTGAAGTCCCTTGCCTTTTATTATGACTACGCCGTCTCTGGTCTCACTGATGCTGCCACTAATTATTCAAATGCTTTGCTCCCTGCTGCATATAAACACTTCTCATCTGTTAAGTTTTACGTGTCCGGTGCCGTCGCTTCCAATGGCCAGTGCAACCACTACGACATGGCCTACCACGCCCTTGTCCGTGCCTCCGGATCCGAGGACTGGGTGAACTCCCGTTGGAACAATGGCCTGGTTGAGATCATGTCCGGCGCTGACGCTCTCGGTACTCAAGACATCACCGCCCAGCCCGGTGGCTACACTAGTCGCACTGCGCATTTCACCTACGATGACCTGCTAGGCCTACCAAATTCTCGTAACCATGTATTAGACACAAGTTTATTTGGATCTTGCGAAGTTGAGCTCACCATGTCGTCAAACACTTGCATTAAGTCATTTCGTGCTGGCAACGTCAGCAGTGCTGATCTGTCGGGTGCATTGGTCGGAAACATCACCAACATTAAGGCTATGGTTGACACAGTTGTTTCCATTTCTCCCCTTTATGTCTCTCTTCTTGCCGAGCGTCTCCAGGTGGATACACCCATTCGTCTGCCATTCCAAAATCTAGTGACCAGCGTTGTTGCTTCATCCGGCGCCAACCGCCTGACTTTGAACTCCAGCTGCGTGGATGCCATCATGATTGCACCGCTTGCAGCTGACCCCAATGCTTTCCTTGCCAATGGTTCTCAGACCGTCCTGAACAGCACCCGTTATAAGTTTGACTCTGGTCGCACGATTGCGAATGCCAGTCAGGCCACTCTCCAACTGCAGGTTGGTGCTGATGTGTATCCTAGGCAGCCCATCCGTGTGGATGAGTGCGCCGACCTTACTGTCAATTCAATCTACGGCAATTCTGCCAAATCTACCAACATGTTGTTCGCTGGTCTTTCGGGTGCTGGCGCTTCTACTTACAATCGTTTGTCATACCTTACGGAGAACTGCGTCATCATTCAGAAGTTCGCCCTAGGTGAGGAGGGCTGGGCGACTGGTGCCCTCCAGGGCATTGACTGCAGCGGTGTAAGCACCGACATTGTCGTCAACACCCAAAACTTTCCCGGCTTCCTGTTCATCTGTGCTCTGCTTACGAGCCAACTTGTGTTCAACCCTTCCACTTCTTCCGTGTCCGTGCAGGCCTAAAACCTTTAGGAAGAGAGAACCAATTTATTATATCATGATAATTCATAATATAATGCCTCTCCCCAAGAATTACGAATTCGCCCCTTGGGTTTTGCAATCCAAGCAAGCCAAACCTAAACCTGCCTACATAATCAATCCCGAGAGCGTCGGCTGGAATGCTTTAGACCATCTTAAGGTGGCGAAGCCCGACAAGTCCATCACTTTCACCGACGAGGCTTCGTATTCCAACTACATGACCAAGACGAAAGAGAACATCAAATCATTTAACTACACTTACCAAGATGAGACCAAGATCCGCAGCAACATTATTTTGGATTTGCACGACGAGAGCAACACGTTGGAGAAGCTGGACCAGCTCTACGACATTCGTGATGGCTTCCAAGTTTAGGTGGCCACATGTCAAACGGATGCGCCCGAGAACGGGTTGCATGGGAAGTGGGGGAGGAATGGGGGAAAATCAATATTTGGGTGTAGTTCCTTAAAGGATGTCTCCCAAATATTGATTCTCCCCCAGTTTCCCCCAAAGCGCCCCGATGCACCAATTTATTGGGCGCATCAGTCACGAGTCACGGTGGGGGGCCTTCGGCCCCGTGCGACCCTTATGCAGTGGTTTCAACGTGGCGCATCAGTCCGCACACCATGAATGGTGCGGAATTGGGGCAAATGGGCACAAAACGGGCTCGCCGTGCTCTCATGGAGCCAATTAATACCGTGAAACACCCTCTACGGCATTAATATAACCAAATTAACCGCTTAAATGGTATTAAAAACGTTTTTAATACCATCTAGGGCACTTAAACGGCCCAAATAGTGCCCAATTCGGCATTAATATGCCTGCCACACTGACTTTCATGCTTTTTAGGCCATTTTTCATCGCCCCGCACCATATTATGGTCTGCCACATTCATGCCAGCCCGCACCTCACTGCATAAGGGTCGGCCACGGGGGCGAAGCCCCCGCCATTGACATGTGGCCACTCAAAGTGACACCTTCTTGCTGCCGAATTTCTCCGCCGTCTTGTCGTACAGGTCCTTCAACGATTCCACGATGTAGACGCGCTCTTCGGGCACCTCGCGCATCACACGGAACTTCTGAATCTGTGCTGCAGCATGCTCTGCCTCATTTGCATAAATCACGCCGATGTTTGTCTCCATCTCGCGGCTAAATGCGGCAAAGTGGATGTGTTCCGCCTTGACGGGCAATGCAGTCAGCAAATCCAACGACTTGCTCACGAGCACAATCTTGCCCTTGAACACATTGCAGATATTGATGATGTGATTCTTAATAACCGCGTATGCCAGCATGGCATCCACGGGGTTTATCTCGTCCGGCTTCTTGGCGAGACTTTCGGCATCTTTCGGAGCATTCAATGTCTGCCACAGCGTGTCGCAATCAATATACACGCAGTCACTGTTGCTTAGCTTTTGGCACATCGTGCTGACACCCTTCATCAGGATGAGTCCTCGGACACGCTGACGAAGGCGACGCTTGTGCCACCAACTGGAAAACCAATCGGCGATCATGGAGGAGGCAGGACTGCCTGCTAATGCAGATACCCCGCTTCCTATTGCGTAAATTGAACCAGCGTCCATTTTGGTTTGAGGGGTTATGCAATGAGAGGATATTAAATTTTTTCATATCATCCCCTTTGAAATCATTATTTGGCGCATTTGCTGAAGTTGCCGGGTTTGCTCCACCATCTGCTCCTCCAATGTCGTGATCTTGGCGATGTCTGCATCATTATGAACACTACGTGTGTCGTCGTGATATGTGGCTGGTGCTGATGTGGCTGGAGCAACATATGCGATTGCATTGCCGCTCGCATCTACATCAGGAACCGGCCTTCCTAAATATGGTTCTTGATCGCAAATCCAGTTCTTAATGTAGTCATCGTCAGCACCCCATCGGGCATAATCATCGCCCTCTAATGTATATACCCTATCATAAACACTCGCACTTGTAAATAACATACATCTAATATGTGCTGATGTTCCAACCGTAATCGTTATTGGGAGGATATGAATATGACAACCTTTGTCAGTTCTAAAAGCTTTCATGGACATTTGATATACTTTATATATATTTTATTTTACGATGTTTTATTTAATCGTTTCCATACCATTTTCCCCGTATATGGAGTGCCGCCTGAGGCTACTTTTAGAGATGTTGGCCCCCAATTTGCCCCATTAGTGCCGTTGTAATAAGTTGTCTCGCATTTATATACTGCAAACTGGGGCATGTTCGGTGCAAATGAAGGCCAATATAAATTAGGTCTTCCTACAATATTCATAGCGAAATGGATTGCTGATAAACCACGAAATCTAAATGTTGCGAGGATATTTCTAACACCAGCACCGGTGTTCGTGTTGCCCGAATAGAGGGTGTATGGATAGCTATCGTAATTAGCACCCTGATTGGTGGAAAGACCTTCATTTCCCCCTGATGATGTAGAGGGGGCATACATCATCGTTCCTGAATGCGAAGCGTTCTCAGCATTATTCCAAAAGAAGTAGAGCCATGTTCCGGAGGGAAGATTGGAACACTCAATTGTCATCTCGTAGTCGTAATTTTGAAAATCAAATCCCAAAGTAGTCCAACTGTCTTGGTTGAATGTATAATACCCAGCAGGCACAACCGCCGTTGCAGAACCACCTCCAGTTGAGGCTATCGTGTATGTTCCCAGTCCATCATTCGTTAATGTAATATTAGACCCCGCTGCTAATTGCCGCACATCAGGAGGAATATCGTAGGTAGAATATTGATTGCCTGCCGTTCCACCGATGGATATATATCCGCCCGACGAAGAACATGAGACCGATATGAGTGTCGGAGCTCCGGAGAGGGTCACAGGAAGATACCAGTTTCTACCATAATTTTCAGAGTATTTAACAGTAGCATTATAAACGGCAATTTGAAACTGGCCGTTTGACGACATGCATACAGCGGTGTTATTCTGTCCCCCGTTAAGTGCTAAAAAGAAGGCATTGATAAACGACACACCATAATTGTTACTAATGTAAATCCCTGACCCCGATACCACGAGAGATACATACTGCCCCGTTGCCGACACGGCAATATCAAGAATAGTTCCACCAGCTCCGGTTGATGTATTCCACGACCCTCCGAAGTTGGACGAATATTTCAATTCGTTTGTGCTTAAAGATACAAACTGATATTTCCCGTCAGCCGACATACCGACATGCTCCGTAATTGTGGCGGCTGTTGAGGTGAGGTTTTGAGATGTGGAAGTAGCTCCATAATCATTTGATTTGTAAATCGTCCCGAGATTTCCCGCTCCACCGAAGCCAGTCCCGACGAGAATATATTTCGCATCGTCACTACACGCAATTTTAGTATAGTAAGTAATTGTTGGAAAACTCGCCATGGCAGACATATCAGCAGTCCAACCATCAAAAGCATATTGTACATGTTTGGTATAAACCTGGCTTGAACAGGCGAAGATTTTATTACCTGAGCCGGTTCCACAAACTCCTCTGAAATCGCTTGTAATCGTTCGTGTCGCCCAAGTAACACCCCAGTCACTACTGTATCGTATCCTATTTATAGCACAAAACAACTGGTATTGCCCCGTGCTTGAAATATAACTATCAACAAAGTTAAGACTCTCTACTGCTGATTTATTGACGAATGAATATTGTCCGGCATACCAAAATGGTTTGCTTGGGAGTGTTCCTATATCGGCAAGTAAATCACCGACACCAACATCACTCCCTCCTGATGCAGTTGAGTTAATGGTCACCGCTCCCGATGTGTTTGAAACGGTGATGTTTGTTCCTGCTACGATGGATTTAACATCCCACCCTGTAATATTGGTCGGGACGAGGGTCGTGGCGTTTACGGTCGTGGCGTTTATGGTTGTTATAGCTCCAGTAGTTGCTGTTATTGTTCCTACGGATGATATATTTTGAGTGTTCATGTTTAAACTTGTAGAAGCAGTGTTTCCTGCCGTCATAACTGCTGATAATGTTGGCGTTGCTGCTGCAATTGCGGCGATGGTGTAATTCCCTGATGATGGGGTCACTGTGATACCATTGCCAGCTGTAATTTCTTTAACATTGTGGGCGCTGGTCTGATTGCTTAATTTCGTCCCATTGTAATATAATTCGCTGCTTGTGTGATACAGTTTACGTGTGGTTGATGCTGGGGCTGAAGCATTGTCCGCCATTTCAACATATGCTGTTCGGTCAATCTCGGTTGAACCCGTCGCATCAGGCGAAATGCCGATTTTACCGTATGACCGCAATTGAAGGTCTCCTGCCGTTCCAAGTGCGCCTTTACCTGCTCCTATGTATATGTTACTGGATATCGTCGTTAAATTCATGTTGCCACCACCAGTTGCAATATTCACAGGACCCGCACCCGTTGAAAAACTTATCGGACCGAGACCCGTTTGGTATGAAATCGCTCCCGCTGATGTTTGGGCTGATATTCCACCTACCAACGCCGTCAGCGTAATAGCACCTACTCCTGCATTGACATTGACCGCACCAAGAACCGCTGTTAACCCGATGGAACCCGCTGGGTCAATGACGGATAATCCCGAAAATGCCGGGCTTGTGGTGGTGCTTAATCGTCCATTCTCTGGCCCAACCATTCCGCTAGCGCGAACAACGCAGTCATATACGGATATGCTTTGTGGAAGATACCACCTCCCTCTCATAAATGTTTGTGAACTGACACCCTCGTCTGTTCCGATGTGGATCAGTGGGAACTGGATACCTGACGCGAGCGACCCTATCTGCACATTATCACTTTGATCACCAATTCTAACCAGTTGTCTATTTCCAATATTCCCATCACTGCCCGCATAAATAAGAACCGCACTCCCACCACGCATGTATATCTGTTTTTGGTTCTGACTTTCAATCCTTATTTGAGCCGTCTGATCGCTATCATTCCTGTAGCAGAAGATACCGTTTTGATTTGACGCACCGTTACCCAAAGCACAGGCGAACCCCGTGCCGTCCTTTATGCCTGTCATGATGTTGCCCGTCGCATACGTCCAGCTATCAATTCGTCCGTTCTTTTGACCAGCAGCGATGATAGCGTTTCCGTTGTTATTGATATTCGTCTGTGCGGTGGTTATAGCACTTGTATTCGCCGTAATATTTGTGGTGTTTGTAGTGATATTGGTTGTATTATTGGCGATATTGGTTGTGTTTGCGGCTATGGCTGTTGCTGCCGCTGAAATAGATACTCCCGCTGCTGCTATTGCCGTTGTGTTCGTGGCGATGTTAGCGTTGGCGTTGGCTATTGCCCCATCGTGTCCTGCTATTTGTGCGGTATGAGTTGCGATTGTTGTGCCTTGAGCTGTTACTGTTGTTGTCAATCCAGTTATGGCCGCCGCATTTCCTCCACCCACTGATGTAGCAGCGGCGAGGGCTATCGCCTGATTATCAAGTGTGGTGGTGTGTAGGGCGAGTGTGGCGGTGTGAGCCGTTGTGATGGCTGCTTGAGCGGTTACTGCTGTTACTGTTGAATCTAATAAAGTCTTGAGTGCTGCATTTTTGTTGACATCAGTTACAACCCATGATCCGGTCAGTCCCGACACATCTATTCGTGCGGATATGACTTTCAGCTCATCTATTTCGTCTTGGTTTAGTTGCCCCGCCCCAATCAGGTCATTTACATACTGTGTTGACGTCACTCCATTTATCCACAGTGAATTCACATTAAGAGCATTGATTTGATATATGCCAGCATTACTTGCTTTTAAAGACATTGTGTTTGTATTAGCTTTAGAAAACAAATTCCGATGCATGACCTAAATATAATCTTAGCTTAATGTAAACACAATCATGAGCGACCGATCTGCCGTACACAAGGTGATAAAGAGCACCAAACACTTTGTCAGCGTCAGCAATGCTGATTCCAACGATTACAATGCGGGCGGGAATGGTTTCAATCCCGGGCAGATGTACATATCCATGGGAAACAGTGGCATCACCAACGTGCAGAGTTACAATGACTCCACCGCAACAACCATGACACCAATTTCTCTTACGGCTGATCTGTTTTATAATAACGTCAGTCAGTCATTTAGAAACAACAAATTCAGGCTTTCTACGATGACGAACAATGCATCCCCTGCCATTCGGGTCGCTGCTGTGTTTGAAGATGTTGCTCCCATCACCATTACAATTTCAGATGCCATTTATAAGTCAGGTGCTGAAATGGCCACTGCCCTACAGGTTGCACTGAATGCCAAACAGGTTGCTTGGATTGGCGGCAATCCAATTGCTGATTTTACCGTTGTATTTTCAGCACTCAATAACACATTCACTTTAGGTTACACAGCGGCTGCACCTGCCGCCATTATTGCAGTGGCTCCGATCCTCGTGCTTACCACTGTTTTTACGGAGTCCGGGTTGGCGTATGACTCGTCCCGCATTTGGGGGACCACCAGTTCACAGCAGGCTGGTATTTCGGTCATCGGCTCTTTTCAACTGCCATATGTCAACCGTGCAGCTGGAATTGCACTGCCCAACTTCGTGGATGTAGCCACGCTGCAGGTCATTCGTGTCCATTCCAACGTGGCAAAACGCTATTTTGCCAAACGCGGGCCTTCTAATGCTACACCAGCCCAGCGCATTCTGTCTCTCACCGACATCCTCTTTGAAATCCCAGTGGACACCCCGATGGGAAGCACTCTGACATGGCAGCCCCCCGACAACCGTTTCATGCAAGACATCGCTTCCAACTTTGATGAGCTCCGCCTGACGATAACCGATAACAAAGACAACGTCGTCACATTCACCAACGCCGCCGAAATCAATTTCACCTTCGCCATTGAGCGCGAAATCATCATTCCCGACAACGAAGAGCGCATTAAGGCGCTGGCTGATTACAACAGGTTCAAATCGTATTAAAGAAGGGGGGCATGCGCCCACTACGTAGTGCCCTCAAACCCCCTACGATTTTCTTATTTTATTATTATATCCCGATAATAATAAACACATCCAAAATGTCGTTGGAGTTGCAGAAATTGAATCACTTCAAGGAGTTTGCCACTGATCCGGGAATCGCAGGCGTCATCGCCTACATCAACTCGGGCCATCAAGCGTTCCCTGCGCAGGCGGACACCAACCGCAAAAAGGACAATTACCGAACGAAATTCGGCGCCCGCAGTGATTTCGTGGTAGATGGCGGCAACCTCTTCTACCGCAAGATATCCAACGTGGGGCTGGCGCAGGGCGTGTATGTCATTAATTTGGAGGTTGTCGGAAACAGCCCAGCCATCCAGCAGCAGAAGATTGAGGCCGTGTATAACGACATTACGAAGGGACTCGGCACGGGTCTCAATCAATTCTTCCAGCAAGTGGGCATGCAGTTCCTGAATATTAAGAAGAAGACAACCGACGCCTTCCTTCGCAAGCAGGGCGACTACACGGTCAGCCGAATTCCACGCAAGGTCATCAATGCCCCCATTGTTGCCAAGGTGCCGAACGAGCGCTGGGGCATTGACCTCGTGGATATGACCTCCTATGTCCCCGACACCCTCACCGAGGCCGAGAAAGCGGATTTCCCCAAATACATTCTCACCGTGGTGGATTTCTTTTCGGGGAAATGCTTCGCGCGCGCGCTGAAAAACAGGGTGCTAGCTGGCATCCGAGACAAAATGGAGGAAATCTGCACGGCAAACAACACATATCCACGCATCATTCAAGCGGATGGCGAATTCCACAAAAACCCGATGGTTCCGTGGTGCACTGCGCACGAAATTGAATTCATCAAGACCACGGCATACATGCCCACCTCCAACGGGCGCACGGAACGCATGAACCGTGAAATACGCAAGAAGACCAAAGCGGGGTTCATCCGCAACAACAATCATGTGTGGGTGCAATATTTGGACGCCTACGTGCAAAACATTAACAATCAGGCAAACTCCAAAACGAGGTTGCCCCCGGAGCGCCTGTGGATACAGGGCAGACAGAATCGCCCCCCCGCAAATCCCAACATTCTGCAACGCCGAGTCAGGCTGCCACGGTTGCAGGATTCCTCCACGCAGGCCGAAGTCATGCAATACGGCGAAGCCGTGCAGGTGCGCCGTGCCCGATCTCTGCTCGCCAGCGGTGCTGCCCAGCGACCATTTCAGGTTGGAGACAGGGTGCGACTCAGTCTGCTGGCCATTGACACCAACATGCGCAAGATGCAGAAAGAGCACAAATGGAACAAGATGGCGGTCATGTATTCCCCCGAAGTCTACATTATTACCCGGCATCACCCGCTGGCCGGGCTGAACACCAGCCGAGAAACATTTGAGGTGAAGAACATAGCGACCAACGAGCCCTTCAAGCGGGGCCGCGATCCCCGCCGCTTCTTCGCCAGCGAGATGATTTTGCAGACGCAAAGCCCAGCCGACCGGAACACATTCGTGGATACGAGCATCGCCCCCAGGACGGTGGCGCGAGCCCTGCAAATCAACAAAGTGCCAGTGGGGCGGGCAGGGGCAAGAGCAGCACGGGGAGGGGACGCATGAACCTTGCAACAAAAAAGCTTTTTCCCCGCTGCTTCTTTTTTGTGTCATCTTTTCAAATGTTGCGGCGACAAGTCGGGCATTTTGGTCTCGTGTTCAAGGGTGCATGATCTTCCAAATATTCAAAGCAGCTTTTGCAGACGATGTGTCCACAGGTTGTGAGTTTGAATGTCTCAGTCGTTGTTAGGTCAAGGCAGACGGGGCAGGTGTAAGTTTCATTCAGACGATTTGCCATTTCCCACATCTCCAACGTAAGATGAGGGAGAAACTCGGCAGGACGCTGAAGACGCCCATTTGCCCTTCTGAACAAAGCCCCCATCACACCAGCATCCCCCACTCTCCCAGCGTGCATCTCAAAAATCTGTGCCCAAGCAAATGCTTTTTGCTTCCTCATTGATTCCATTTGCGCTTCCGTGTACGTTCGGTTCATTCTCTCTGTTCTGTTGTTTTGAAACTGCTGACCCAAAACATCATTCCCAAACGCTTTCAATTTTTTTTGAAATCAATGAAAAATTGAATCCACATCTGATGGGGAAAAAAAATCACGAAAAAAAGGCTGTGGTGGGTGCTGGCTGGTTGAGTGTGCCCTGTGACACTGCCTTTGACATGTGACACTTTTTTGACATGTGCTACAGACACCCCCCCCCTCCTGTGCCGGAACATCACAGACACCTCGCCACCCGCATGCGGGTAGCTCGGCCCCTTTTTACACTGAATTTGACTGCAATTTGGCCCCATTTGGCCTCCATTGGGTGCCCATTGATGACACCGTTTTGCAGTGATTTTCTACTACAGGTGGGGGATATGCATCCCCCCTCAAACCCCCCAGTGGTCATTGCATGCATGAATCAATACAGGTACTCAGTTGTAAATGCACAACTGGATTGTGAATTGGGGATGTATTATTATATTAATCTGCCGAAACAAAGTGCATGTTCCTGAAAATCAACAGGGAGCATGGCTCGCTGGGTCGTGGCTAGGTTTTTCCTTCAATTCAACGAAAAGTCGGGTTCGGTTCAGCGAGGACACAAAGTGGTTTTTCGGTTCCAAAAAAACCGGAGTCCAAATGAGATTCAAGAGTGTGGAGTGTGACCAATTATACAGCATTTTGTTGATGCGTAGCAAATTTTAGGGGCGGGGAGAGGAATTTTAGTGGGATGATTGACGACAGGCATTTTCGGTTCCAACAAATGGGAAAACGAAAAATGAAGGGGGGTAGAGCCGGTAGAGCCGGGAGAGCGGGGGCAGACAAACCAAACATGTAGGGGTGGATTATCATGCAGCATTGTGCTGAAAGCTTGAAACGAAGAAAAATTTTAGGGGTGGGGAGAGGAATTTTAGGGGGGTTGATTGCAGATGGGGATTTTGTTCCAACCGAAACAGAATTAGGGTACCCTTTGACCCTGCAAACAATGGGGTAGTATTAAAAAAAAAAAAAGGGAAACTTCAGGGGGTTTTTGGCAAGAATAAAAAAAACATGAAGAAAAAAATTGAAAGGGCTTAATTAAATGTAGTGTAATGGATTCCGTCATTTAGTTATTTAGCCAAAATGGCTTAAAAAATCTTCTCCATGTAATGCAAACAGAAAACCCCCGCCATGTCTGATGCCTTCGTCTCCCAACTGACCGATGATCAAGAGCTTCTTCAGCACATGCTGGAGCAGCGCACCGTTTATAAAATGCTGGCCAAGCAGGCGAACACGATTGCAAACAAAGTCAGGGCAAGGACAGCCTACAATGAACGTTATGCAAATGACCCGGACTTTAGGCAACGTGAAAAACAACGAATGCTGATTGCCTACTATTTGAAGAAAGAAGACATGGCCGCCGCCGCCGCCACCGCCGCCGCCGCCAATTAAACATTTAGCGGAAACAACTTAAAGATATTTTCTAATGTAAGTTTATATTAGAAAATACGACAATGCCCATCCCAACGACTCTTTGGAAAACCTCCTTCTTTAGGAACGACGACAAAAACTGCGGTGCGCAGAATGCCGCCATCGCAGCAGCCAAACCAAACCACATCTTCCTCCACTCGCACACCCGCAAAAACGGCCGCCTGTGGGGACATTGCACCCCGGAGCACCTGCTGAAACTACTGGAGGACAACCGAGGAATTTACGAAGTCATTCACGCCTTCCCTCACAAAGTGTATTTTGACATTGACAAGCCAAACGACGGAACGACTTCCCACGCCGAGTTCATCCAAACAATTAAGCAAATCATTGCCGAGGTGTTCATCAATGCCGAGATGGAAATCAGCGGCAGCATCACCGAGTCAAAAATCTCTTACCACATCATCCTGCAAAACTACGTCATCCACTGTGAAGAGGAGCGCCAAATCATGAAGCACATCGTGCGAACCATGCACGCCAGGAACGACGCCTTTGACTGGAAGGTCTACACCAAGAACCGCAACATGAAATGCACGGGTCAATCCAAGGAAGACGGGCGTGTGCAAGCCATTCTATATGACTCGTCTCAGGACTACAAAAAGCACCTCATCACGTGCTTTATTACGGATTATCCGCTCCCATTCCCTGCTCTGAGTGAAGAGGTTCAATTAGAAATACGCATTCAAAAGGCAGAGGGAACGTTCAATTTGGCCGAGCTGCCGAAATTGGTCATGCCGACTCCCGTAGGCTTTGACATTCAAACCGCTTCTCCAACGCAATTGCTTTCCATGATACCTCTAAATTCATTAGATTTCAATTATTCATTCGTGCATTTTGTCGCACGTTTTTGTTATCACAATGGCATTGATTTTGATACATATTTATCGTGGCTCATACGCAAACATCCAAATATCCAAAAGACAACTGAGGGTCAGCGGAAATGGAATGAATTGGAAAAATTCCCCCCAGTGAGTATCCAACGCATCATAGCAGTATTGCAGTACTTCTATCCGCACATCAACAAAGACATCCACTATAGGCGGTTTTGTGACAGTTTTGTGTTTGATAATGCGCGTGTTGAAAAAATTGAATGCATCACCGACCAGAGCTTTGAAACTCCGGATAAATTCACCATATTCAATGTTGGAATGGGCGGTGGCAAAACATTCAAAACAATTGAGAATCTCTGGCGCTACACCAATATTTGCTGGATTGCGCCCAACAAATCGCTCGCCAACAACACATTCAAGCGCCTAAACGATGAGCATTTGAATTTCGCCCACTACGAGCATTACAACGCCAAGGAGAAGAAGGCGGGCGAACTCAACAAACACAGACGCATGGTGGTGGTGCAGCACTCGCTGCACTACATCTCGGAACAACAGTACGACTGCATTGTGATTGACGAGATTGAAACCGTCCTCAACAACTGGTATGGTGAGTTCATCAACGCACAAGGCAACAAATTGAAATCATGGCAAATGCTCCTTCGCATCATTGCCTCTGCCAAGAAAGTCATCCTGCTGGATGCATTCACCACCAAGAAAACCATTGACTTCTGCAGGTGCCTCGGTGGCGATGCTCCCCTTATTTATGAACGCCTGAATGAACCGATGACGCGAACCATCACCTATTGCGACGACTTCAAGGAACAGGTTCTGCACGCCATTGCCGATCTCAAGAAAGGCCTCAAACTGTTCATCTTCTTCCCGTTCAAAAGCCAAACGAAAGACTATCCATCCATGGAGACGCTGTACACCATGCTGCAGAATGAGTCGGGAGTCAAAGGCGTGTATTACAATGCCGACGTGGACGACCAAATCAAAGCGGGCATCAAAGACGTCAATAAAGCGTGGAAAGATGTCCGGTTTATTATTGCAAATAACATGATTACGTGCGGTGTGAATTACGAGATTCAAGACTTCAGTAAGGAGTACATCTTCGTCGCAAAGCACAATGCGCCAAGAGACATTGTGCAATTCACGTATCGCCCCCGCTACCTCAGCACGAATCAAATCAATATTTGCTACTTAGGCAAGATGCTTGCCGAGGACGCGTGGATTGATGACCGAAAAACTGTTATGAACGGTGATTCTACGTATTCCAAACTTTATGAAAACATTTTGACTGAAAAGAAAGCACCGCTAAAAAAGACACTGCAACTGTTTGCCAATAAGGCGCGCTACTTTCAGCACACCGAACGCAAGCATGATGTGGCGGATGCTGTCACAAAGGAATTCAACGATTTGCACGACAAGCACCAGTTTGGGTTTGACTATAAAAGCATTGAACTTATTGACTCATCGTGGGCTGAAATGATCCAGCAAAAATGCATCTGCCTGGAGGCGACGATGTGGGAGAAGGTGGCTCTGCAAAAATATTTCTTTTATCACAAGTTCAAGGCTGGTGCCGACACCATAAATGCTGTATACGATGGCGACGACATCAATGTGATGGAGACGGCATGGAATGAAAAACTGTCTTTTTTTTTTGATAAATTGAATGCCGTGATCCAAAATGAGGAGCATTTCTTCAACAGAATCATGCGAGAAAATGGTTGGTCTACGCTCTTTCCACAAACCGCCATTCCGAAGGCCAAACTGTCTGCGGAAAATAAACAGGCCATTTTGGAGAACTTCAGTTTCAAACGTCCGTCCGCAGAAATGAAAAACACCCATCTCATCAAGTCGGCATATAATGTCTTCTTCAATAAAATCGTGATTGAGAGCAGTGTGGATGATCAAAAACATTGTTGTTTTGGTTGCAACCATGAATGGTTTGGCCTGTTCTACACCTTTGCTACACAGTTCTTAAAACAGGCGATTGTCTCCGAAAAACCTGACCAGTCATCGTGTGCCGTTGAAATCTAAGATAAAGCAACGCGCCCGAGAACGTGGTGCATGTGAGGTGGAGGAAACTGGGGGAAAATTGCGATTTGGGTGTAGTTCCTTAAAGGATGTCTCCCAAATCGCAATTTTCCCCCAGTTTCCCCCAACGACCCCGGATGCACCGATTTATCGGGAGAAACAAAATCACATGTCAATATACGAAAGCATGACTCCCGACCAGCAGGCTTACTACCTGAAGCACCGCACGACGCTGGAGCAGATGAAGGCGGTTGCAATTGCATCAGTCCCGTGTCAGCGGAGCGTGTACAAAATGATGTATGATTGCGAATGTGGGGCAACTGTCATTTGCAAAAATCTGCAGTTTCATTTCCTCTCTGTTAAGCACCGAAGCGTTTGTGGTGATGTTTAGCGAACTTATTTTCTCATTATATGTTGGGATGGTTTGGTCAGCCATCACCATGCAACAATCCTACCTCCCGACCACCAACACCGGCATGGCGCAGAGGAAGCGCGCGGGGCTCATAACTCCGAGGTCACCCGATCAAAACGGGTTGCCGGAATACGGTCACATGTCAATTTTTGCATGCACACAAGTGCATCCAAAAAAATTAAGAAAAGAATTCCATAGCCTGACGGCGGATCAGGTCTTTGCGTGCGGCATCCGAATCAAACGATTTGACGGCACGCCCTCCAATCTGCTGGACTAACACGCGTGGTGGCCTTACAAATGCTTGAGGTTGTTGTGGTTCCGGTGCAGCAACCTCATGTTCTTGTTCGTCCTGCACGGCAGCCAGCAAATCCTGCATGGCAGCAGTGTTCTTCGGTTCACGGTAGATTTTGATTTTCATGTAGGCGGTTTCTTTCTGCGCCACCTTCTTCTTCTTCGGAGGGAGGATGGCCTCTTCCTCGCTGTCGGAATCGTGCAAAGACACCTTCTTTGCCTTCTTTTTATGCGCTGCAACCAAATCGGGGATTTCAATAAGCGCAGCGGGAACAGGCACAACCGCTGGAGCTTCTACCACGGTGATGGGGATGGGTTCAGAAGGTGCAGGCACATCGGGTGTTGCAACCTTTGCTTCTTTCTCCTTGGCTTCTTTCGCTTTCTTTTGCTTTGCTTCGCGTGCCAGCGCAAGACGCTCCAGCAGCACCTTCTTTTCGGATTCTGAAATGACCATGTTTATACATTTCCTAAAGATAATAAATTGATGGAATTAATTTATTAACATCAATATAAAATGAAATTTCTCTCCCGAATCAAAAGCAAGATTCAATTTTGGTGGAACCAAATGGATTGGATGAGCATGCAGGGCGGTT